GGTTTCCGTCCCACGCCCATTATTTTTATTTATGCAAACTTTTTGCATTTGTATTATGCAATTCATTTGCATCAGAACCAGTTCTCGGCATCCTGACGCATCGACACCGATCATCCAGTTTTTCAGGTAGCCGCGCCCGAGTATGTGGAAGCTCCCGAGGACATCCTCGCCGAGCGCATCGTGCGGCGGTGGCGGCAACATGCAGATCTTAGCCGGCAGCAAGCCATCGACATCGTAAAAGTGGAGTACGTGCAATTCCAGATTGAGCGAGAGGCACGCGACCTCGACCACTACAGCTACGCCAAAGGTATCTCTGCTGTACTGGCCTACATCGCTGACTCAGCAACCCCGATGGTCGAGCTGGATGCGGTCGCTTATTGCTACGGGCTGATCGGTCGTGCGGAAGAGTCCATGGACCAGATCGCGAAGCGCCATCGGATCTCCAAGCAGGCATTTTCAAAGAAGGTGGAGAAAACGCTGGAGAGCTTTCACCTCAAGCCCAAACACGGGATGAGGCCACAACCGCAGCGCCGCATCTACGAGTCAGTCCACCACGCTAAGTGGGAGCACATCGAACAAGACGCACCCAAACAATGACCAGCTACATCACAATCGACCCAGGAGTAAACGGAGGCATTGCGTGGGGCTCCACCGCGCTCTCATCCTGCATGGGGATGCCGGACAGCGACACCGAAATCGCGGAGGAAATTAGCCTGCTCTACAGTATGCGGCCAGGCATTAAGTGCATCATCGAAGACGTTCCGAAGTTTGTCGGAAGGGCGCTACCGGGATCAACCATCTTCCCTCTCGCGTTTAACTGCGGGCTGGTTCGCGGGATTGCGGTGTCGCTCCGGATGCCGGTCATCCTAGTCAGGCCGCAAGACTGGCAGAAGCATTTCCGTCTTGGCACCAAAGGAGACACTACCGGGACCACCGAATGGAAAAACAAGCTCAAGGCCGAAGCACAGCGGCGCTACCCACATCTCAAAGTCACACTCAAAACAGCGGACGCACTTTTGCTGCTCGCCTACGCACAGGAAAAACAACTCTAACTACCATGTTTACACCAATCAAACTCGAAACCAGAAAGAACGTCTCTCGCTTTAAGGGGATGCAAGTAGGCGAAGTAAGAGAGCTTGCCGCTAAGTCAAAAGCTCAAGCGGTCGCAACGCTCCGCTTCCGCATGAAGAAGTACGTGCACGAGATCTACACGCTGGATGACTCATCAATGCCATTCCGTTTCCGCCGCGACGCCTGACCTATGCAACTAGCACTACCTAATTTTGACACGTTCAGCCAAACAGAGCTGGAGGATTTCGCAGCGACTGAACTTTCGATGATGCGGGAGGAGGCACAGACCGCATCCACAATCAGCCAGACCGCATTCCAGCGAGCGTGGAAAGTCGGCAAGGCGTGCGTCAAGCTCAAGGAGGCAGTCAGCGAAGACGACTGGGAAGCATACGCGACCCAGCACGTGGGCGCCGGAGACTACTATGCGGTGTATCGCTGTATGCGACTGGCGAGGATGTCACCGGACAAGCCACCGTTACAAAAGACCGGGAGCAGCCAGTACAAGCAGCTCCAGATTGCGATGGGGCTGGAGTCCGCGCCAAAGACGACGCCGCGCAAGACGGACGTTCTCAAGTTTCAGAACCTCATGGCATCACTCGGCTGCATCAAGCGATGGTGGCGCGAAGGGCACGTCATCGAAACGCTCGATGCGGAGATGATCGCCGAGATCCTAGAAGACATGCAATTCCTTCAAGAAATTTATGAGACACTCACGAAGCAGATTCCCGAAGCCACCGACACCGCCTCAAGTGGATAGAGAGATCATGCTGGGTGAGGTGCCGCAGCGGATGCAGCAAACCATGGACATCTCACGAGAGACCGTCCTAGACAGTCCACCGTCTAAACTGTCTAAACAGTCTAATGCAATTCTTTTGCATGAGTGGGTCGAGTGGTGTCGGAGCACAGGCCGGGAAGCACACGCTGCGGATCTGATCGAGCGGACGCGGGCGGAGCTGCGCAATCAATAACAACATGGATGCGGAACCATTAAAACCTTCTTTTGTCTCGGAGTGTGGGCGCGTGACGTTGTATCAGGGAGATTGCCGCCAAGCGATAGCAGGCATTAACGCCGACGCCGTTATCACTGATCCTCCTTATGGGATTGGCTTCGCGGCACAGCCGACTAAATGGCAGCGATTGGCTGGCAAGAAACCAGAAGCGTGGGACGATTTTACAATTCCTGAGGTAGTTCTAAGTTTACCGGAAATCGCTCCAATCTGTGTCGTCTGGGGAGGTAATTACTACCCTCTTCCTTGCAGCCGGGGCTGGCTTATGTGGCGCAAACCAGACGCGCCGCCTAGTATGTCGCACGGAGAACTAGCGTGGACTAACCTTGACCAAAATCTAAAAGTCATTGACTGGAGTATTTCGGCTACAAATGCAGAGCGCGTTGGCCATCCGACCCAAAAACCAGTTAGAGTTATGGGCTGGACAATGGAGCAGGCCGGGGTTCCAGAAGGCGCCACTGTACTCGACCCCTTTATGGGCAGCGGCACGACCGGCATTGCCTGTATTCGCACTGGCCGTCGCTTCATTGGCATTGAAAAAGATCCAGCGCATTACTTGACTGCCTTGACCCGGATCAAGAATGAATTGGCGCAGGGTGACTTGTTTCTTTAGAAATTATGGACACCACCGCCGAGGACACACAAAAGAAGCTGCAAAACCTGCTCGCGCGGGTCGCTGCTGGTCATCCGTTATCCTATGCAGAGAGCGAGTTTTTGAAGAACCAAAGCACAGAGACGGGATACAAAACACTCAAAGATGTCGCTGCTTTTTTTGGAATCACACAGGGAGCTTTGCGTCGATGGGAAGAAAAGTATCCGGACGCGTTTGAGAAAGGTTCAAGCGGCTACAACATTGAGAAGATCAAGGCCGCAAGGCAGCAGTTTCTGGCCAGCGGCAAATACGCGCGGCTAAACGATGGTGACACGATCAACGTCGAAGGCGTGCAGGACGTGGCATCGCTAAAGGCGCGCAAGATCCATCTGGAGTGCCAGAAGCTGGCCACCCAGATTGAGATTCTACAGGCAAAGTACGTGTCCGTCGATGAGGTGCTGGCGCAGGTGCGCGCGGTCATGTATGCGATCAAGGAGAAGATCAAACGCATTCCGCCTGAGATGGCATACGAAGTCAGCGGCGTGTCACCGGCGGAGGCCGAGGAACGGCTGCTTGTCTGCATCGACAAGATCCTGCGGGAGATGGAGCACGAGGATTACGTCAAAATCGAAGAGCAGCTAAAGGCGAAGAAGGTGGATGTCGAAATGATGGAAGTCGAGATTGCGCCAACCGAGCCAGTCAAGCGAGGGAGACCGCGCAAGAGCTAATGGCATTCTCGATCTACCCATTGATGGCGGAGGTTTGGCGGCCAACGCCTAAGCTGCCGGTAGACGAGTGGCTGAGAACGCACGTGCGGTTCGAGCGCGGGCCGATCCTCGGGTCGTTCGATGTGCGCAATTCCCCGTGGATTAAAGCGCCGCTTGAAGAGCTGCGAAATCACGAGACGCGCGAAATCATCTGCGCGTGCTCGGTGCAGAGCGCCAAGACCGCCCTGGCCGAAGGCGCCATGTTGTACCTGATCGCGGAAGAAGGCGGGGACATGTGTCTCTACCTGCAAACAGACGAGCACGCCGACGAGTTCCTAGACACCCGGTTTAAGCATCGGATTCTGGACTGCAAGCCGGTGCGGGCGATGCTCAACAAAGGGGACAAAAGCATCCAGAAGCGGACGGTGGCATTCGCTCACATGACCCAGTACGTGATGGGCGCCAGCAACATCCACAACTTGCAGAGTAAGGCGGCGCGCTATGTCATCGGGGACGAGGCCGCCTACTGGACGCACGGGCACATCGACGAGTCACGCAAGCGGACAACCTCGTTCGATGCGCGCAACTCGAAGCGGATCTACGTCTCAACACCGATGAACAACAGCGGCGAGTTCTACGAATCGTTTACCGCCGGATCATGCAGCGAGTGGCATGTGGCTTGTCCTGCGTGCGGGGAAAAGTGGCCGATGGTGCTGGGTCAGCTCAAGTGGGACGGTGAAGGCGCCAGGCTGGCTGACGGCAAATACGACCTCGCGCGGATCAAGAACACGGTCAGATACGAATGCCCCTCGTGCAAAGTCCACCTCAAGGACGAGCCGCAAGTCCGCCGGCAGATCGCGAACAGCGGGTTCTATCAGAATCAGAACTCGGCGCCAGACCCGCGCGTCAAGAGTTACCACTGGAACGCGCTGACCGTGCCATGGGTAGCGTGGGACACGATCGCCAGCGAGTTCCTAAAGGCCGAACACGCGCGGAAATTGGGTGATTACTCGCCATTGGCGGAGTTTGTGCGCAAACGACTGGGTGAGTTCTGGGATATGCGGGAGTTTCAGAGCGAAGAGGTCAATTTGTCGGGTGGTTTCGCGATGGAGGAGCCGTGGGATCAAGAGTTTAGGCGTTACATGACCGTAGACGTTCAGCGTGACTATTTCCGCGTCATCGTCCGACTTTGGGCGCAAAACGGCGAATCTAGGCTCTTTTACGCGGGCGAGCTGCACACATGGGCGCAATTGGCTGACTTGCAGAAGAGATTAGAGATTACCGACAGGCGCGTGTTCGTCGATTGCGGGTTTGAGCGGTATCAAGGGGAAGTTTACCGCCAGTGTGCGGCCAATAATTGGATCGCATTAAAAGGCGACAAAGCACAATTCTTCACTTGGACACTGCTGGACAAGCGGACCGGTCGCAGCCGGTCAGTCAAACGTCCATATTCGCAGATCCAGCACGTTGATTCCGGTGTGGGGCTTGCACGATCCAAAGTCCGCAACGCTCGACAGGCTGACTTGTGCGACCGTATTGTCTGGAGCAGCGACTACATCAAGCTGGTTCTGCATCGGCTGCGCGCGGGCCAGGGTGCATCGTGGCAAATCGCGCACAATGCGCCAAAGTGGTATTTCAAAGAGATCCAGAATGAGGTCTTTGTCACCGAGAAGGACAAGCGGACCGGCAAGAACAAGACGTTTTTCAAAAAGCTGGGCGAGAACCACTCGTTCGACGCCGAAGCCATGCAGGTGCTGGCCGCCTGCATCGAAAAGATCATCGGGCAGGCCGAAATCATCACAAACGAGGCAGAGTCTGTCAACGCTTGACAGACAGAGTGACTTTATGGGCGGACCTTCGATTTTACGGTATGCTTCTCTGCAATTTTGCGAGACGCTTTACGATCAGTGTCTTTCGGCGCTGACCGAAGGGCAGGGCACCATCGTTATCAGCACATCGGGCGGCGGTGAGTCCGAAACCCGCGCATCTGGATCGGATGGCGGCATTCCCGTCATGACTTTGATGCGGGCTGTGATGCGCAGAATGCACCAGCTCGACCCCGTAAAGTATCCGGGTATCTCCAACCGCCTCAAACCTGACTTTTCAACCTTTCCGCTATGAGTTTTATCGAACAAACGATCAGGTTTTTCAGTCCGGCAACCGCCTTGCAACGCCAACGCGCGAAGGCGCAGCTTGAGGCGGGCGAAAGGACGGGCTACTGGCGCGTCGGAGCGCAATCATCGACCAATCGCCGGGCGAGCGGGCAATCACTTGATCAGCCAGATTCCAGCCGCAACCATACCGACCGGGTGACGCTCATCCGGGAGGCTCGGTGGCTGGAAGAGAATAGCAGTGTGGTTAAAAGCATCCTGCGCAAGTACCGCACCTTTTCGGTGGGCCGCTTGCAGTACGTGCCGCGCACAAGCTCCGAGGAAGCCAACAGGGCGATCACAGCGTATGTTGAGCGGTGGATGGCGAGCTGCGACTTGACCCGGCGCCACCACTTTCGGGTGCTGGCCGGTTTGGGCGTGACCTCGATGAAGCGGGACGGTGACATCGGTTACATCGTGTCCGAAGTGCCGATGACGCAGCTCGACGAGATGCTGAAAATCAGTCCGATCCGGCTACAGGCCATCGAGGCTGACCGCATTGGCTCAATTCCAAACCGCAACGGGACAGATGCAAAACCGTTCAAGCCGCTCAAGAGAGGCGAGCAGGACTTTTCCGGCGTTGTCATCGACTCGACGGGTAGGCCGATCCGATACCGCATCTACAACCGCAGCACAACCGGTGAGTCCATGATGCCTGCGCTTGAGGTGCCGGCGCAGGAGTTCCTGCACTTGTTCGACCCGACCCGGCTTGATTCTTACCGAGGCTTTTCCGCGTTCGACGCAGCTATCACTGACATCAAGGATCTGCAAGAGATCCTCGCATGTGAGAAAATCTCAGTGAAGTATCTCTCTTCAATCAGCGGTGTCATCAACAATGCGGACGGCAGCGCCGATCAAGACGTATCGCTCGACACGACGCACAGCGACTACATGAGCGACGCCGACCGCATGAAGAAGGTCGAGCCGGGTGCGATCCAGTACCTTGCAGAGGGTGAATCGTTCAACCCGGTTGATTTCAACCGCCCGTCACCGACTTTTAACGGGTTCTTGGACACTCTCGTTCGCTCGACCGGACTTGCCGTCGGGCTGCCTTACGGATTTATCTACTCCTGGGCGGGACAAGGGACAGCGGTCAGGATGGAAGCTGCGCAGGCCGCGCGGGAGTTTGAAATGACCCAGCTAACGCTGGAGGAAAAGCTTCTGTATCCGATCGTTATCCGCGTCATTGCTCGCGGCATCCAGCTCGGCCACTTGCCAGCCGTGGCTGACTTTGATGCGGGTGAATGGCGTTTTCCTGCCAAAGTCACAGCCGACATCGGGCGCGAATCCAAAGCTCTGATCGACGAGACCATGGCCGGAATTATCAGCAAGACGCAGATTGCGGCGGATCGCGGTGAGGATCGCAACATCATTCGCAGCCTGCTTCGCGCGGAGGCGATGGAGCTGGTCGAAGATGCGAAGATGGTGCAAGACGCATCCGGCGGCGTGCTGGATCTGCCAACTGCCATCTACATGCTTGAGCGGCGGGCACCTAACGCGCCGGCTATCCCGGCGCCAGCGGCTGCGCCTGAGGAGGACGTGCCAGAAGTCGAGGATGAAGAGTCGCCAGAGGACGAGGCCGAAGACATTGCCGAGGACGAAGCCGAGGCTGGCAGCACTGATTGACATCGGGGCGGCGTGTATGCCAGTCACCGAAGAGATTCAGACATTCGCAGCGTTCCAAGGCAAGGTTTCAGGAAATACCATCATGGGCGTTTCCTTGATTCAGGAAGGCCCGGCGCTCGGTCATGGCGTGTTTGTGGACAAGCGTTCGCTGAACAAGTTTAAGTCACTCGCAATCGAGAAGGGAAGGGTGAAGGCAAAGCTTAATCACTTCTCTTCGGTGCAGGATACGGTGGGTTATTACGAGAATTTCCGGGTCAGTAAAGGCAAGCTCCTAGCCGATCTGACTTTATTCGACGCGCACAGCGGAAAAGAGATGCTGCTTGAAATGATCAACGAAATCCCCTCCACTTTCGGCGTGAGTTTGATGTTTGCAGCGGATGCGCCAGAGTTGGACAAGGAGAGCGGCAACTACATGACCCGCCCACGCGGTCTATACTCGGCAGACTTTGTAGACACACCCGCCGCTAACGCTGACGGCGTGTTCTCGGCTGATCAGATTGACAGTGACGAAGATGTTATGCCAATTGACCCACCGGCGCCTGCGCCAGAACCTCAAGTTGATTTTTCCGCTCTGATTGCGGAGCAGTTCGCCGCTTTCACTGCTAAGTTTGACGAAGTGGCTACGCAGTTTGCCGCCGACAACGCAAAAGTGCTCGCCGAGTGTGAGGCACTTAAGGCCTACGTGGAAGCGTTGCAAGCTGGTAACAGCGACATTGAGCTGCAAGCTCGCCTCGCCGCCGCCGCTCCTGCTCCTGCTGCGTTTGCCGCTCCTATTAACGAGCCGGAAGTCAAGGTTCCAGCGATCTCCTACCACGAAGCCAAGAATCAAGCTATCGGCACCTCAACCGGTCTCGATCGCTTGAAAGCGGTTCGTGCGTTCACCGAAAAATTCCCAACCGAAGCGGCTTACGTTTCGGCCAACTCATAACAACTTTCTACCAAGACCATGCCACAAGCCAATCTTCTCGATATCGCTAAGCTCAACGGCTCCGACACCATCGTCGGGCTGATTGAGGAAACCCTCACCTACGCTCCCGAGGTGCAGATCATGCCAGCGCGCACCATTCGCGGCACCAGCTACAAAGTCGTCTCTCGCACGTCTTATCCTGGCGTCGGGTTCCGCGCTGCTAACGAAGGCTCGACTCCGACGAAATCGAGCTTTGAAAACCAGTTGATCGAGTGCTACATTCTCAGTGGCGCCGTTCAGGCCGATATTGCGGTCGCTCGCGCTTACGAGGACGGAGAACAAGCATGGAAAGACATCGAATCTATCGGCGTCATGCGCCAAGCCATGATCGAGCTTGGTTCACAGGTCATCTATGGAACGTCTGTTGATGCGAAGGGCTTTCCCGGCTTGCAGGCTATCCATACCGCTTTTAACTCCGGTCTGGGTGCTTCCGCGCTAACGGTCGATGCAGGCGGAACAAGTGCTGGTACTGGCTCTTCGGTGTACGGCATCAATACTGATACGCAAGGCGTACAGCTCGTGTTCGGCTCCGGCACCACTTTTGAGCTTGGCGAATGGCGCATCGAAAACGTGGGAACCGACTCGGTCTATCCTGCGCACGTTGCTAACTTGACCGCTTGGGTGGGTATGCAGGTCGGCAGCAAGTACAGCGTGGGCCGCCTGAAAGACGCTACCGCTGATTCGGGTATGGGTGTCACCGACGCCAAACTTGCTGAGTTGCTTAGCAAATACCCAGTGGGCTACCGGCCTAATTACTGGCTCATGAACCGCCGCTCGGCCTTCCAGTTGCAGGTCAGCCGCTCAGCTTCCACGGTTCAAAACGGTGTCAAAACCTCTAGCGGTTCTGAGATCTTTGCCCCTCTACCTACTGAGTCGAACGGCATCCCGATCGTCATCACCGATTCCATCCTCAACGACGAAGCTCTTACCGCTTAATCTCTAAAGAATTATTACAATGGCTAACGAATTTTCTCGAAACATTCAGGACGCGGACCTGACCAAGGCTCGTCTGCTGACCGCCTCTGACGGCAACGTCCAATCCCCTGACCTCGACCTCGGCACCAATTCTAAAGGGTTTTTCCCTGAGAATACCGAAGTAGAAGTCTTGATCCCTGCTTTGACTGCTACGCAGCTCGCATCAGCGGACACGATCACCATCCTCTTGCAGGGTGGATCGGCAGTCACTCCAACCACGAGCCTAAACATCTCAGCGGTGCTGACTGGCACAGGTAGCGCAATCCCTCAAACATCCTTCCGATTCCGGCTTCCTCCGAACTGTCCGCGCTATGTGAACGCTAAGTTCACCACAGCCGGCACTACGGGCGACATGAGCGCGGTAAGCGCCTCCGTCAGACTGCTGACCTAATTTTTGGTGCTGGGTGTTATTCATCGTGGGCGGCTGACAGGCTTTCATGCTTGTCAGCCGCTTTTTTGTATGACCTACGCTCAACGCATCGCCTCCGCTCATGGACGTATCCGCACCAAGTTCGGGACGGATGCCAGTGGCGCGCAACTTTACGTTTGGCACAACAACGTGCAGATTCACGCCTACCAGCCGACCGGCAAGAACAGCCGGAACCTGATGGCTCAGATCATCGTCAAAGACGACACGGTAAGCGTGATTGCGACGAAAGCGCAGTTTACGACCGTGCCAAAGATCAACGACGAGATCAAGATGGGAACGGTGTTTGCAACGGCGGTCGTCTATCGTATCGACAGCGTGACCACTACGCAGATCCGTCCATTCTACGACTTGGAGCTGATCGACCCGAACATGGAGGCAACGGCGGCATGAGCGTTCAGATCAAGATTGATACGAAGAACCTGCAAAAGGCGATGGCCGACTATGCGCGGATGAAGAAAAAGACCGACGCGGCGGTTGTAAACAAGGGGATGCGGTTCTGGCTTCCGTTCGCTGGTAGCAAGGTCAAAGACAAAACCTCAACCGCTGCGAAGGTGCGGACTGAGCTGACCAATCAAGCCAAGCGGATCAGCCGTGGTGAGAAGAAAAAGAAAACCCAGCTTACGAACACCGTGGCCGCTGCGATTATTGCGGCACGATTGCGCAAGCAAGGCCGAAACCACTTTCCGCGCGCATCCAGTGGGCCGAAATCAGCAGCGTTCGTAGGCGATTTTTACGCTATGACGGAGCGACTTATCAATGCGCGTGTGCGTTCTATTGGCTACCTCGCGGCGGGCTTCATCCCATCTTACAAGGCGTTTAACGTTCCGATGCGTGGAATGCCGCGCAATCAGAAGCGATTCAAAGGCCACTCAATCGGCACTAAGGCGGTTCCAGTTTCAAGTGGCAAGGTCACAGCCTTTGCCAGCGTGAAGCGGCTGGGCGCCTTCCTAGTCGCACCAAACGCTTTCAGTTCATCTATTCCCGAAGTGCGTCGGCAGTTCATTGAATGGATGGCGAAAGACGTGAACGAAGTCGCCAAGAAAA